CGAGTTGGGCGGCTGAGTGCGACAGTGTAGCGCGACGTTTGGTTTAGGACGGATTTACGTTTGGTTTAGGACGGCATTTTTGGTCGATTTTTCGGATGATTTAAGGCGGAATTTTTGGAGCGTAAATCGGCAGGCGTTGTGCGGCGCAGCAGGTGCTAGGGGTTGCCGAGCCAGGCGGTGAAAATCTTGCGCAGGCTCAACAGCTCGTACCCGGCCGGACCGACCGAGACGTCACCGATGGTGCCGCGGTCGGGTGACGGCTGCGCGGTGTACAGCAGCGGCGCGCCGGTCGCGTCCGGTGTACTCACGGCGAGCTGCGCCGAGACGTTCGGGTCGATGAACCGCACCCACGCCTCCGCGGCGAGCTGGTCGGACGGCAGATCGATAATCTGACCCCCGACCGCCATCGTCACGGCATAGTCCGCCGATTGGTCCTCGAATGCCGCGACCGTCGAGCCCGTGAATCCGACGGTGCCGAGCGATGTTTCCGGGCACCACCAGGTCCAGGCGTCGCAGTCCTCGTGCTTGGATTGCGACGGCCCGCTGTAGAGTTGCTTCTGTGTGTTTGAGGTCCAAAATCCATTGGATTCGTGCCCCAAGACGCCGCCCGTCAGTACGCAGCCGTTGCTGTTCGCGAGGTCTTGGCAGAACGTGCTCGCCGCAGCACCGGCATACTGATCGCCGTCGAAACACCAGAATCCGTTCTGGATGCGTTCCGACCCCGCATTTGACTCGTTCACCGCGCGCGTGTGCACGACCGCCTCGCGATCATTGAACGGGATCGTGACGACGTCGGTGTTCGTGCGCGCAAACTCGCGCTCCGATTGTGAGTCCAGCATCACCTGGATCAGTCCGCCGAATCCGCCGAGCATCGCACCGAAGCCCCGTGTGCCCGGTATATCGCTGACCTCTTCGGTGTCTCCAGACCACGCCTCGCGCGTGACCTCATCGACGCCGCCGAGCGTAAAGCAGCGCACCTCATTCCGGGTGCCGCTGCGGGTCGCCCAGATGCCGTGCTGCGCGTCGTAGGGTTCCACGGTCCCACCGGGGCGCGGGTTGTCCTCCGAGAACTCTTCGCCGCCGTCTACGTGGTAGCGCACCACCTGCAGCGCCTCGCCCGCGTACCAGCAGTGGATCGGCGCGTCGAAGGCCGGCGCCGGCGCAGCAAGCGGCAGATGCCAGTCGATGGATGCGAGCGTGCCGAGCGCATAGGCCGGCACCTTGACGTGCGTGCTGGTATCACCCCACAGGTACCCCTGCTCGACCTCGGTCAGCGTCGCACTCTGCGGCGTGCCACCAGAGCCCGTGATGCTGATCTCGTACAGGCGCGCATACTGGTAGCCGTCGACGACATCCTTGACCACGTTTGCGAGCCGCGCGCCGCTGGCCGAGTACGACCACCCGCACTCAGGCCATAGCGCGTCGAGCGCGTGCACGGCGGCGAGCCCGGGGACGGCGATGGTGACGGCGCCGGCCGCAGGCTGCGGCGACGGCGCGGGAATAAATGCAAGCCCCGCGGTGCGCAGGGCTGCGGGCGCCGGTCGCGTGGCGAGCGGCCACAAGGTCAGCTCATCGCCCGCGGCGCGGCACACCCACGGCGTGCCATCGGGGGCGGTGTAGATCCCGTGCGTGTTGCCCCATCTGTAGTCATAGGGCGGCGTGAGCCCGCGCGCGAGGTGGTCCTGCACCACGGCGCGCATCCGGCCGGAGTACCGGCCCGGGAGCTGGTCGGCGAACTGCGCTGCGTTGGCGCCCAGGACCGGCTCGAGCGCCCACGCGCCACCCTTCGCGTGGAATCGCGATAGGGCCGGCGCGCCGTCCAGGGTGGCGATGTGATGCGGCACCAGGGCCTCGGCCAGGCCATGCACCGCGGGGCGCACCCGCAAGCCCACGATGCGCCGGAACGGGTTGGCGAGGCGTAGCGGCTCAGTCACGCGGGCGGAGAGAATGCGAACACGATCTCGCGTCCACCGGCATCGAGGAACGTCATCTGCGTCGCATCGGCGACGTCGATCTCGACCAGCCCATCGTCGCTGACCAGCGTCCGGATCTCCTCGACCCGCGACTGCTCGGTCAGCGGTGAGGCGATACCGGCGCCGCCGCCGGCCGAGGCGTCCTCGGCGAAGGACACACCACTGCTCGCCGGCAGCGCGGGCTTGGATGGCGGCGGATCTAGATCGGTGCGCTCTCGCTGCCCGCGCAAGACCAGCGAGTTCAGCTCGCGCACGAACCGCCGGTCGGTGCTTTGGGCCATTACACGGGCATCTCGATCACGGTGTTGGTTTCGAGCGAGAGTTCCGTCTCGCTCGCGAGCGCCTCGGTGTCATCGTCGACGCGCACGTAGATCGGCACGGCATTCGCAGTGCCGCCGGTGATCTGCGTGCCGACATTAAGCGGATCACCGGGGACGGCGCTCCCCAGCCCGCCCTGCGTGAGCGCGAGCTTGACCTCGGTGGCCTCGTGGATCGGCCCGATATTCTCCCAGGTGACTGTGCCGTCGACGACCGTGTTGCCGACGGTGGTCGGCCAGGTCGGCTCGCTGGCCCCGGTCGTGCCGGCGACGGTCGCCTTGTATTGGAAGCCGTTCTTCGCCGTGGTGCGCACCTCGTCATCGAGCACGTACGCCGTCGACGCCTGCCACAATGGCGTCGCGTTGACGATGCTGACGGCAATCTGATCGACGCCCGGGTTACTTTCGGCCTCGAACTTATTGCTGCTGTTGTTGCTGCCGAGGTAGAAGACGAAATCCTGCGGATCATTGCTGCCATCGACCAAGTGCGTGATCGCGAACGGGCTCGCCAGAGCCGTCAGCCCTGCGTCCGTGTACCACTGCAGTGATAGTGCCATGCCTGCTCCCCTCTATGCCGTGATGCTCAGTTCGTCGTCCGGGATCCGCACCGTGATCGCGCGCTCGAGCTCTGCGGTACGGGCTTCTCGCCGGTCCGGTTCGATCGCGGGCAGATCGAGTCGGTAGCGGCGCGGATACAAGTGCGCGCCCGGCTCCGTCGATGTCCAGTTGCCCGAGAAGCCAGACCATTGCTCTTCGAACTCAGGCGCATCGACGCGCCCGCCGATGAAGGTCTCGCGGCTCGTGTTGCCCAGCCCGGCGGCGCCAGGCGCCGGCACCGAGGCTTGGGATGCCGGCGCCGGGATCTGCGCCTCGTCCCAGCCGAGCTGGGAATCGCCGCCGCGCATCACCGCGATCCGCACCGTCGTCGTCGCCTCGCCGGTGTCGATGTCGCAGTCCTCGATGATGTGCGCGATCTTGCCCTGCGCCGTCACCCGCGAAGTCTCGATCCGCAGCGTGTGGTACAGCTCCAGGTCTGGGCGCAGCGGTGTGCTGCACACCACGCGGTGGGCGCGATGGGCGGCGATCAGATCGACGGCTGCGCGCGCGACCGCGGTCGCGAGCAGCTCATTGAGCGTGGCGCGGTTGGCCTGGTCGAGCACATAGTCGCCGAACTCGTCCAGCGTGGCGCCCGCTGGCGGCCCGACCGGATTGGTGCCGCCGACCGAGGCGCCCGGGATCCCGCTCGCATTGCCGCCGCCCGTCGCGAGTCCGGATGAGGCGCGGTTCTCCGCGTCGAACCCCTCGTATGCCTGCCAATCGAATCCCGCTGACGCTGACGCGCGATCCTCGCGTAAGAGCGTGCCGTGGCGCGCAGCAGCCGCGGGCGCACGCACACTGAGCCGGTAGCGCTCGGTCACGGTCTGCGTCCACCGGCGCACCAGGCGTGCGCTGTATCCGAGGATGAGTCCATCCTCTGGCGAGCTGATCCAGTTGTGTACACGGTTGCCGCAGTTGATCACCCCGGTAGCCGGCACCGGATCCCACGTCAGAGTATTCAGCAGCCACCCCGTGCCGTTGAGCGCCGCACTCACCATCTGCTTGTTCGGCAGCTCGGTCGAGTCCTCCAGGTACGCGCAGAAGGTCCGCGGGTAGTGCCAGCCGACCAGTGCATCGCGCTGGTAGAGGCGCTCGTAGCGGTATTCGACGCTGAGCTGCACGGTGTTGTGCAGCGCGCGCCGCGGCGCAAGTTCCAGCGCGAGCGATCCATCGAGGATCCGTGCGGCGCCCAGGGTGAGATCCGCGCTGGCCTTGGCCTGCCAGGACGTGATCCGCAGCGAGCGAGACGAATCGAACTCGACGGCGTACGGCGCGGCGCGGATCCGTTCCTGCACGTAGTGCCAGCCGTCGTCCGGGTCGCCGGAGATCGCGCCGGACCATTGCCCGGGCACGAATGCGGCGAGCACATCGACCGGTGTGCGCTCGAACGATTCCTGGAGCTGGTCGGTGCACCGCGCTGAGAGCGCGCCAGCGACCGGATCGTATTCGGCGAGATCGACGACGCCCGTGAACCGGCGCCAGCGCTGCAGGACCGCGCCGGCGGCGTCGACCTGCAGGTAGTCGATGCCGACGTCGCGCCCGATCCAATCGGACGGGGTGATCGGCCCGGCATCGGGCACCATCGTGAACTCAGCGATGCGCGCGGCGCTCTCCTCGGCCTCGATGCGCACCTCGCCGGTCAGGCGCTCGGAGACGTCGTCACCGGCCACGTTCACGGCGACGCGCCAGCGCTCCGTGCTCGCTGCGAGCACCGCCGCATCGTAGACGCGCTGCGACAGCCCGACCGCCGCGATCCCGGTCACGGCGCCTCGCTGCTCCAGAGTCAGGGTCGCACGACCGCTGAGCTGGGCCACCGTCTGCGACAGCGACAGGATGCCTCGCCCGAGTTCCGCGCCGCGCTGGCGCAGTCGCACCACTGCTCGGCTGATGATCCCCTCGACCGTCTGCGCGAATTGCTGGGCTGGAACACCCACCGCGAGCGCCACATTCTGTCGCAGCACCTGCGTCGCCAGGCCCTCGCCGAGCGGATCCACGGACTGATCCAGCGCGAGTATGGCTTGCCCGAGCGCCTCGACCACGAACTGCTCGAGCGCCATTGTCGCGACGCCCGCAAGCTCGCCGAACGCGATGAAACCGGTCGGGGCGCTCTGCGTCCAGTCCACGGACGCGAAGCGCGCCGTACAACCGATGCCGGTGTCGAATGGGCTGTACATCGGGAAGAACTCACCCGACAGGCCGGTGTAGGCCGCGTTGGTCGTGTTCCCGGCTTCGATTTCCGAGGCGCTCGCCCCCGCCTGCCATGTGCCGTTGATGGCAAACCAGATCGCGCCGTTGTCCATGTCGACCGCGACGCCGACGACGTCGCCGTTCGTGTATGCGCTGCCGTAACTGCTCTGCGCTGCGTTGGTCCACTTCTGCCCGTCGCTGCGGAACGCGAAGCCATCGGCAGTCGACGCGAAGTAGCTCGACAGCGGCGCGGATGCATTCCCCACGCCCACCATGTGGTTGTTCGAGGCGCCGCTGATCAAGACCTCGAAGTACCACTTGCCGGCAGGCTCGCCGTCGAGAGCGCGCACCGATTTCCAGCTCGACGCCGTCGCGGTAGCAATGAGATCGCCGCCGGACAGTGCGATATCGGCGTGCTTGTCCGCAGGATTCCAGGCCTGCGTCATCTAGATTTCCTCGGCCTCGAGCGACCAGCGCCACTCGCCGCGGTCGCGGTCGAACTCAGAGCTCGGCGCCGCGGCGAACACCTGCAGCCGGGGCACATAGACGAATCGGTACTGCACCGCGCCGGCCACCGCGTCAGCCGTCGCGGCATCGCCGATCACCACCACGCCGGTCTGTACATGGTGGCCATCGAGCGCCGTCAGCGCATAGGCGTACACGCTCGCGTCCGGACGCCGGGCGCTCGGCAGCGTCGCGGTATTGGTCGCGCTCACCACTGAGCGCGGGGCGATGCAATCGAGGGTGAGCGCGGCGGCGTAGTCGAGCAGATGCAGCCCTTCGGGCAGCCAGCCCGTCCCAGTAATGCGCGTGCGCAATCGCTCCCAATGCGTCTGGCGCACCGCCGCGCCGCTCATCATGCGGCGTACCGACCAGCCGCCGATCGCCTCGTAGCTCTGCTGCAGATCCAGGCCCGCCGTGACCGGCATCGAGATCCCGCCGAGTACGAGCGCGAGCGTGCTCATCGCACGCGCCTCCCGGACTTGAGGGCCTCACGCGAGATGGCCCTGCGCAGCGTGTCGACGACCACCGGCTCGGCGAGGAACGGTCCCACGCTCGCGCCGCCCGGCAGGTGCAGGTGCATGGGCGTGCCGGTGGCCCCGGCCGGCACCGGCGCCGCAGGGGCGCGTAACCGGTCGACGGCGCCACCGGCGGCGAGGCGCGGCAGGCGCATGCGATTGAGCGCCTCGATGAAAGGCAGCCCGTAGCGGCGCACTGCGGCCGCCCGCAGGACGTATTCTCCGGCGCTGACGCGGGCGAGCAGGCTATCGGATGTCGTCGTGCCGGGTCCGGTCATCAGGCCGCCTGTGGCGCGCGTCGGCACGTCCTCGAGCAATTTTTCCGCGGCCTTGATATTGCCATCCTCGCCCCCGACCAGTACCGGGATCCGGATCGGGCTGGCGGCCAGGATCTCCTCCATGCGCTGGCGCAGCTCTTCCGCGCTAACCTCGGCAGCCGCGGAGTCGAAACCGACCTCGACGAAGCGCAGCGCCTCGGCGCGAGCGACCAGCTCATCGATGGTCTGCTGGATCTCGGCGACCTGCTGCTCGGCCGCGGACTCGCGCGCAGCGGCCGCCTCGCGCGCCACAGCGGCGATCTGCTCGGCCATGCCGGACAGCGCCAGGGTGTTGCGATCGCCGGCCTCCTGGATCGCCTCCAGCCCCTCGGCCGCCTCGCGCGAGAGCGCGATCGCCCCCTCCAGATCCCCGGCGGCGAGCGCCTGGCGCGCCTGGGATCGGAGCGAGGCGACATCCAGGAAGCTCAGCTCCTCGCCGAGATCCGGCCCCGAGCGGATACGCTCAACAAACCCGGAGAACTCCGCCTCGATGTCCTCGCGCTCGCGCTGGATCTGCCTGAGGCGCTCCTGGGCAGCCTCGTACGCGCCGATCTGGGCCGCCAGCGAGGCACGTATACGAGCCGTCTCCTCCCGCTTCACGGCGGCCAGACGGGCGCCGTGCGCCTGCTCTGCGGCCTCCCGTGCCTCAAGTACCGGCTGCAGCCGCGCCAATGCCTCGCGGCGCAGCCTCACCTCGCGCGATGCATCGAGTGCTGCCTGCGACTGCGGATCCTCGCGCGCGGCAAGCGAGCGCTGCGCCTCGAAGAATCGCACCGATGCCGCGAGGCGCTCCCGATACGAGCGCAGCTCGGTGTTGGTGAGCGCCCGGGACTGTTCCTCGGTCAGGATCTGCAGATCCGCGTAAGCACGCCCCTGCTCGACCAGTGCTTGCTGGGCGCGCACGAACTCGCGCGTCTCCTGGCGCATCTGCGCCAGTTGGCCCCGCCCCCGCACCAAGGCCCCCGTCAAGGAGACGATCTGATCCACCGCGAACAGCGCCACACCGACCGGCAGCGCCGCACGCAGTGCACGCGCCGCGCCCGCGAGTAACCCCATGCCGCCGGCCGCCGCCGTCAGGCCCTGGGCCACACTGGCCAAGCGCATCGCCACCAGGGCCTCCGCGAGCAGGACGATCTCGCCGCGCAGATCGCGCACCGCTACCACGGCCAGCTGCACCGCGCCTGCGAACCCCTGGCCCAGCGTCTGGATGGCCTCGCGCAACTGCGGCGCCCGCAATGCCTCGGCCAGCTCGCGCGCACCCGTCGTGAGCGCATCGAGGAAGCCGCTCGCGGCGATCTCCTCTTTCAACCGCGTCATCGCGGTCCCGAACCGCGCCACCTCCGCGCGAGCCGTGCGCGTGGCGGCCGGCACGGCGCCGGCAAAGGTCTTGCGGATCTCTGCCGCGAAGCGCGGCAGGAAATCAGCGGCGACGAGCTCGCCGCTTACGAGCATTTCGTCGAGCTCGGCGGTGGTCACGCCCATCGCGCGAGCGGCGATCTGGAACGCGCCCGGTAAGCGCTCGCCTAGCTGGCCACGCAGCTCTTCGGCCTGCACGGTACCCTTGGAGATGATCTGCTGGACCGCAGTGAGCGCGCCGGCGAATTGCTCATTGGATAGCCCCAGCGATGCGCTGGCCTCGGACAGCGCCGTGAAGATCTCCCGGGTCTGGCGCCCCTCGAGCGCTGTGCCTCGAGCCGCGGCCGCCAGGGCCGTGAACTGCCGGGTCGCGACCGTGAGGTCCAAGCCGAGGCGTTCGACCTCGCGGTCGACGAACCCGAGCGCGTCGGCGGTTGCCTTGGTCGAGCCGACCACGCCCGCCAGGGCGGCGCGCAGAGACTGCATCTGCGTGGCCGTCGCGGCCACGTTGCGGCCCAGCTGGATCGCCGCAGCCGCCGACACGAACCCCAGCAGCTGCTGCTTGGCGCGGGCGAGCTGCTGGCCGACCGATCGGATCCCCTCGCGCGCCTCACCAAACCCGCGTCCGAGCTGAGCGCCGGCGCGCACACCGGTCTTGCCGAGCCCGTCCATTGTGCGCCGGAAGTCCCGGATCCGGGCCTGGCCGCTGGCGGCGTCGACAGCGACGCGGATCTCGACTGTGTTGGTCATCGGTGCGACCTATGCGGCGGGCACTGGCCGTCCCTGGGGCCGCTCAGGGCGCGCAGGAAGACCTCCCAGGGATATCCCCACACCCCGGCGTGGCCGCGCTCGACCAGGGCGAGCGCACACGTGATCAGGCGCTCGAGTCGGCGCGCTGCGCTCGTCGGCCCAGCGCCACCAGCCGCCCCCGCAGAGCGAAAAAATCCGGATTCAGCGCCTTGGCTGCCTCCACGACCTTGCGCAGCTCGGATGGAGCGATGCCATCCATCTCCCCGACCGACAGCTCGCTCATGCGCGCGAGATCCTCGAGCGAGCACTCCGAGAACAGCTCTTCGGCGATCAGATCGATCGGGCGCTCGCCTGCGCTGGTGAGCTCTTGGAGCCACTGGCGCACCTCGCCGACGGTCAGCTCGCGCACCGTGACCTCTCGCCCGTCAAGCGTGACCTTGCGTTCGGCCCGCATCAGTCGACCATCTCGACCTTGAAGAATTTCGATCCGCTGGTCTGGGCCGCGTCGCTCAGGGCCTCACCGGCGAGCTCCAGGCCGGCGAACTCGTCCGCGATCAGGCCCAGGCTCTGCAGCGGCGAGAACTTGACGCGGTGGATGTCGACCACGACCTCCTTACCCGACTGCGCCTCGTTCAAACCGGCGAACGTGAGCTTGAATTCCTGACCGCTCTGGGTGAGCGCCTCGACGACGTTTCCGGCCTTCTTCGTGTAGTCGACCTCGATCGCCAGCCCGTCGGTGATCGATCCGCCGTCGAGGATCTCGATGCCCGCGTTGACGCGCACGTAGTCCGTGCCGTCGACGTAGGTCGGCGTACCGCCGCTGCCGGTGACCGTGAGCGTCTGCGCGGGATCCGGGATGAAGTCGAGCCGCACAAGCCCGCCCTTGTAGGCGGTGTGCGCCTCGCCGGTCACGCCCCCGGCCGTCACGGCACTGGCGGCCCCGAACGCGGCGACCGCCAGGTTCTCCGGCGAGATGTCGTGCAAGGTGATGCTCAGCTCGACCGCGGTAATGCGGTTGACGATGTTCGCCTTGCCGCCGCCGGCGCTGGTGAAGTCGAGCAGCTCCTTCTTCTCCTCGGTGATATTCAAGTCCAACTGCGAGGCGTTGCCTACCGAGCGGCGTTTGGCGTCGTCCGCGTATGGGCCGAGGTAGATCTTGCCCTTGCCGATGTAGGATTGGTCTGCCATAGCTGCCTACTCCTCTGATGTCGATGGGTTCAAACGACGATGCCCTGCTTGCGCAGGCGCTCCACCTGGTCGGGCCGCAGCTCCACGGTCGCGCCGGGCGGCAACAGGATGCGCCGGTGCATCAGCGGAGCCCGTAAGGTAACGGTACGCAGCTCTGCGGGACGCTTTGCCCCCGCGGGTGACTTTGTGTTTGCCTTCATGCCTGTCCCCGTAAGACGATCTGCGTGCTGAACAAGAGCGGGACGTAGCCGAACCCCTCGGTCCATGCCGCCGCGGGGGCCGGCTGCAGGTGCAGCGGCGAATACCATTTGTTCGGCCGCCATCCGAGCAGCGCGTTTAGGACGGCCGTCACGATCGGGCCGGCCTCTTCTCGGGCCCCTTGCCCGCCACGCACGTCGCGCACATTGCGCACGGCCACTACGGCCATCCACTGTTGTTCGATCCGCTGGATGGTCCCGTCGCCTCGCTGCTCACCGGGCCGATGCCCGCGGTACAGGACGTGCACAGCGGGCGTCACTTGGCGCTGCTCAGCCACACCCGCCAGATCGCGCGCACGCAGCACGGCTCGGATCTCGCCGTCGAGCTGCGACGTCAGGCGCTCGATGAGCAGATCCTCCAGTGCGAGGAAGCTGGGCTCGGCCATCAGTACGCGTCCCAGTCGAAGCCGCTCTCGGCCTCGGCGGTGCGGATGCGCCCTGGACCGGCCGCCGGCGCCGGATCTTCCGCGCCCAGCGAGGCGCGCCCGGCCTGCACATCGCGCAACCACGATACCGTGTCCTTATAGCGATCGCGCACCTCCGGCGTCGCCTGCGCGCCCATGAGCAGATAGCGGGCCAGGTTCGCGGCGGCCAGGTCCAGGCCGCTCGCGCTCACGGCACCGGCATCGAGCGGCAGGGTGTACCGCGCGCGCAGGTACGAGTCGATGAGGCGGTCCGCGTCGGCGAGCGCGCGGTCGAGCACGGCGGCATCGATGATGCCGCGCCCGGTCTGGTCGGTGAGCTGCACGAGCTCGACCTCGCCGAAGCGCTCGATCATGGTCTGCTCGGTGGCGTAGGTCACGACGGCTCAGGCACCACGACGAGGGCGAGTCGCTCGGTCCACACCAGGCCATTGCCGTGGTCCGGATCGTAGGTCACCACGCGGCAGCGGTACTGACCCGCCGCCAACCCTTGGCCGCCCAGCACCAGCCGGATCGCCTGCACGGTCTGCGCCGCGAACGGCCCGGTGTTCGGCGTACGCGCGACGGGCCAGCTGAAGGCCGATGGCACCACGTCCGAGTCGAGCTCGGTCGCGCCCACCCACAGGCGCACGCGCGTGACGGGGGTCGCGTCGACCGCCTCGCCGTCGTCGGTGAGCACGATCTCGGGCGCGTTGTCGTGCGGCGGGTAGACGTACTCGATGCCCATGCATCGCGCTCACGTCAGCCAAACGTGACATCCAGCTCACCGGCCGCGAACTTCGGCGCCGGATCGCCGTTGTTGATCGTCTTCGGCGTGGTGAGCGCGCCGTGCAGGAGCAGGTTACCCGCGGTCGCGGCGTCGAAGATGCCGATGTGGGTCACCTGGCCCCAGTTGGCCGTCGGCGTCGGGAAGGTGATCTCGGCGAGGTTGCTGGTCAAACCGTCGCCGGCTCCCGGCGCCGCCCAGTTCGCGTCAGCGGGATTGTGCTGCGCACGGGCGTAGCTGCCGCCGGAGACTTCGGTGCCGCCGCCGGCGTCGTTCGGGGCGGCGGTGAACAGGCCCACGTACAAGGCGGTCGGTTTACTGAAGCTGCCGGTACGGAAGATGTGCTTGATGATCTCGCCTTCGAGGTAGTCGCTCATCGCGCTCATGCGTTAGCTCCTCAGATCCGAGTGATGGAACGGCGCGGTGTCACGCCGACGAAACCCAGGCGCGGTGTCACGCCGACGATCCCGGGCGCAGTGATGGTGCCCAGCCCCACGACCGCCCCGACCTGCAGCGCGGCCGAGATCTGCGCCGCGGCGCCGAGCGTGCCGGCCAGGGTGATCTCGCTGGTCAGCGCGGGCGCGACGCTGGCGATGCAGTCCAGGCGCCCGCGCAGGCCGATCTGCGTATCGAGGTCGGCGGCGAGCGCGGCGACCGCGGCCGGCGCCGACGCCAGGCGGATCGACGTGCTCAGCGCAGGGCTGAGGGTGGCGCCGGCCTCCAGGGACGCGACCAGGCGCGAACCGACCGCCAGATCCGCGGCGAGCGCCGCGGTCCCCGACAGCGCGGCCGTGAACCGGATCTCGGAGTCGAGCGATGCGGCAAGTGATGCACTCGCCGCCGGCTGGGCCGACAGTCGAATGGACGTATCGATCGCGGCGCTGACCAGCGCCTGCGCCGCGAGCGTGGTGCCGAGTGTGATGTCGGTCGTCAGCGCGGCGCCGAGCGTGGCGCCGGCATCGAGCGTGCAGGCCAACTCGGCGCCGGTGCCCGCGAGCTCGGCGGCCAGAGTCGCGGCGGCATCGATCGTCGCGGCCAGCGGGATCGCGGTGGTCAGCCCGCCGCCGAGCTGCGCGCTCGCCGGCAGCGTCGCGGCGAGCCCGATCTGCGTATCGAGCGCGGCCGCGATCGTCGCGCTCGCGCCGGCCTGCACCGACAGCGGGATCGAGGTGTCTAGCGCCGCGCTGACCAGCGCCTGCGCCGCGAGCGTGGTACCGAGCGCGATGTCGCTCGTCAGCGCGGCGCTGAGCGTGGCACTCGCCGCGACGCTCGCCGAGAGCGCGGCCTGCGTGGTGAGCTCCGCGGCCAGGCCGGCGCTCGCCGCCATCTGAGCCGCGAGCGCGATCTGCGTCGTCAGCCCCCCGGTGATCGATCCCGTGCCGGACAGCGCACCCGCCAGCGCCGCCCCGCCTCCGCCCGCCGCGGTGTATTCGGCGTAGATCGAGTAGATGTGCGAGTTATTGAAGTAGCTGCTGATGCTCGATGGCATCGTACTGTCGTACGAACGAGACCCCTCTTTCCCCGCCCCGCCGGTAGTGTCGTAATAGATGCTCGCCGAGTTGAACCCCACGCTGGCGGCGAGGAAATAGTCGTTGCTGCCCGTAAGCGACGGGCCGCCTCCCGTGTACGGCAGCTCGAGGAAGCCGCTAGACCCGAACTGGAATACCTCGTCCGCATCCGACCCTTGCTTCGTGCCCCCGGTATCGTCGTAGATCGCGGCGATGATGCCGAATCCGGCGCCCGCAGTAATGGCAACCCACAGTGAATCCACGTCACCATCTTCGGTGAGCGTAAACTTGCCTGCGTGGACTTTGTCGCGGATCGAGGTCGTGGACCCACCCAGCGATGTCTGCCCGAACGTCGGGTCGATTACGATCGGGTAGGCCGCCTCGGCGGCCCACTTCTCCGGCACCGTGATGGCCAGCGTACCTGCGCGGGCATCGATCTGCAGCGTGCCGTAGATCGTGCGCCCGTCGGCAGCGCGGATCAGCGGGCGGCGGATGTGCGCGATCTTGCCGGTGCGGTAGATCCCATGCTTGCGGGTGCTGTGATAGACGGCGTACGAGCCGACGATGTCGACCGGGCGGCTGGCGATGACCGTGCCTTTGGCGTCGAGCGCCTCGGTCTCGGTGGCGCTGGCTACATCGGGATCCGCCAGCACATCGGGGTCGGCGTCCAGCGCGGGCTGATAGTAGAACGCGCAGTTCCGGCTCTCCAGGGAGAGCACGAGC